GCAAGAAACTACCCCGACCTAATCGACGCATCTTACAAACCAAATACAGAAGTGAGTCAACCAATCCGGCCGCTTGGTTTGTCATGACCCTGGTAGGATTTGAACCTACAACCAATTGATTAAGAGCTAATAGGCAAACCCCAATTTAATGAAATTTAACCTTATTTATGGGCAATTTATGCCCCTTTAATCCCCCAGAAAGACTTTAATACGCAAACAATACGCAAACACTATTCACTTAAGAGAGCCTCAAACTGATCCGCTACGTCTCTCTGCATGGATGGAATAACGCTCGAATACGTATCCAGGGTCAAGCTAATTTGTGAATGTCCTAATCGTTCCTGCACGACCTTTGGATGTGTTCCTGCGGAGAGCAGAAGTGTAGCATGGGTATGACGAAGATCGTGGAAACGAATATCGGGTAACTTTTGGGACTCTATCACACTTTTAAAATGTCGCACAACATTTCTGGAGCTTATGGGTTTACCGGTAGAAGTGGTGAATAAGAGGGATTGATTACCTTCCAACGATTCAATGTGTCTCCGTAAGACCGTGACCGCAAACACTGGAAGTGTGATCTGTCTACGTGATCTTTCAGTCTTCGGCTCAGAGATGACAGATCCCACACCTTGCACCTGAGTTATCTGGTGGCGGACATTGACCACACCGCGAGCCAGATCGACATCGTTTCTGTGTGTACCTAGGATTTCACCTTTTCGCATTCCAGTGTAGATAGCAAGGACATAGATCGGATACCACCTGTGATTCTCGACAGCCTTTAAAAACTGCTTCACCTCGGTAATAGTCCAGACTGTGTGTGATCTACGCTCCACTCTAGGAGGGTCTACAAGATCGCAGACATTTCGCGTAACTAATCCCCATCTAAGAGCCTGATCCAGACACTTATGCAATATGGCATGAAGGTACTGGACTGTTCGCTTTGAAAGACCCTCGTTTAACTTCTTGGAATAAAACGACTGGACTTGTGCCGGCTGAAGATTGCTTACTCGGATATTACCCAGCTCGGGAATGATGTGATTTCGTATGAGAGATGAGTTGGCTTGTAGGGTTGTGGGACGCAGTGTGTGCGAGGCAACCTCTCTCATGTACCAATCCAAAAAGTCAGCAATTTTTATCTTATCGTCAGAAAGAAGTACGCCTTTGGCAATTTTACTTCTTTCCTCCGATAACCAATCGATAGCTTCCTTTTTGGATTGACTGGATTTCGAACGTCTTTTACCGTTAGGCAGGGTGATTTGTGAAACCCATACTTTACGTTCCTTTGACCAGTATAATGACCCTTCACCTTTTTCGCGTCTTGACTGCATTAACTACACCTTGACAATACGCCTTGCCGTAGGTGTATTATACGTCATGGTGGGACCCCTTCAAGAAAAGAAAGACAGAAACCTCGAGTTCTATAAGAGGTGGAAGATTGACGGCGAGTCTCTAAATGATTTGCTGGTCGAATACAAGATTTCCTACCCTCGTGCATTTGTTATCAAAAAACAGGTGGAGAAAAAATACCCCGACGAAATTGGTCTAGTTTGATCTAGTTTGTTATAACATTTGCTTATTGACAATACGTAAACATTATGTCAATATAAATCATGACAAAAGCAACAAGAGCCAAAAAAGCAGTCAAGCAAGCGATGGAATATATACGGCTCATCAACATCACCACGACCACTGAACAATCTAAAGACCTAGAAGCCTGGCTCGACAGACTTTATAGCACTGGTTACGAAGATGGTCAGATTGACATGCTCGAAAGGCAGATAGAAAGGAACAAATGAACGACTACAGCGACGAAAGAGCATACGAAGACCAATTGACCGACTGGAAGATAGACAGAGCCAGAAGGCTAGAAAGAGCAGTAGCAATCTACAACAACGCCATCAAATGTGTAGATGTTCCAGACATGACAGACGATGAATTGATTGAATGGGCTGAGAGAGAGCCTAACGATTATGAAGGGGGTGAACCATTTTGACATTTTTACCAGAAGGATACCAAGTACCAGACGCAACAACTGGATATATGAAATTCAAACAGGGAGAGAACCGTTTCAGAATCCTATCCAGTGCAATAGTAGGCTGGGAAGCATGGAACGAAGTTGAGGGCGGTCGAAAGCCTATCAGGTGGAAAGACGGCGAGACTTATGACATTTCAAAGCTCGACGAACCAGAAAAGATTAAACACTTTTGGGCTTTTATCGTTTGGAACTACGGAGACAAAAAGATTCAGATTCTTGAGGTAACTCAAAAAGGAATCATGAAATCTCTGAAGTCATTGACTGATGATGAGGACTGGGGCGATCCCAAGAATTACGACATCGTGGTGCAACGCGAGGGCGAGGACTTAAACACTACTTACAGTGTACAACCAAAGCCCGCGAAGAAACTGGAAGATGAAATAACAAACGCTTGGGAAGAGGTTAAAGACAGCCTAAAACTTGAAGCCTTGTTTGAAGGTAAAGACCCATTCGAGAAAGTTAGCGGATGGAGCGAAAAAGACAACGAAGCAGTGGACAAAGTGAATGATCCAAAAGATGAGGACATTCCATTCTGATCTTTGTGCAATCCCACTCGGCATGAAAAAAGCGGGGTGGGGATGCAGAAAGCTCAAAAGCACATTAACTTATCAATCAATCGGCATGAACAGTGCAACCACCTTATATGTGGCTCTGTGGAATGGACAACTCGCGAGGAAGACCTAAGCGGACTGTTCGAGGTGACAAACTTCCTTATGTTGCAACATTGTTCTCAAGTCTCTAATCGTATGTGGGGACTTGAGGATGGCGATTGGTTGATAAATTAAAGCTAAAAAAAATGAATCTATGAATTTCGGTAAAGACATCACCAAAATAGTCACAGTTATTATCATGCTCGTGCAGTTCCCTGTCTACGGAAAGTATTTTCTAAACACCACACACACAATATCCCTTGAGAATCCAAATCCAATAGTTGTAGAAGTGGAAGCCAAAGAACCCGAAGTGACACCAACACCAAGCGATCCTGTCGAAGCCTACATTCATGAGGTATTCGGAGATGACGCAGGGGTAGCAGTTGCGGTGGCTAAGGCTGAGAGTGGGTTTGAAAACGACAGAGAAAACAAATCACCAGTCGAATGCTCAATTGGGTTATTTCAGATCAATCTAGCTAAAGATCACTGTAACGGAAAATGGGTGCATGCCTCCAAAGTACCAGGCGAAACAATGGATGAGAAAGTTGAATGGCTTAAAGACCCATACAACAATATCGACATGGCAAAACGAATTTTTGACGCTTCAGGCTTCAGACCCTGGAGCGTTTTTACTAACGGCTGGTACGAGACATTTCTATGAAATATCAAGATAGACCAACACAGGAACAGAAGTTGTTGGAGATGTTGCGACTACGAGGAAGTTATGGTGTGTATGCATGGGAGATAATTAAAGACCTAAATATTTTACAATATAATGCCCGTGTTTTCGGGCTAAGACGTAAGGGTTACAAGATCGTAAACAAGAAGCCTGGTCTATTTGTGTTACAGGAGCGAGGACAAACAACGCTGATATGAACCTTGAAGAACACAATCAAAAGACATTCGAGGCGGTGGGCTGGATAGTTAAGCTGGGATTTGCGCTATTTTGGGGTGTTATTATTGGAGCAATGATTGCAATGTGGCTATGAATCAATCTGAATACATTTTAAAGTCAGCTCAAAAACTGATGGACTACAAACCAAGTCAGGCAATGGCGAGTTGGCCGATTATTAAATCCAAGTTCCTAACGGCAGTGATTGAATATGTCGAAGGATCAGAGAAATCGTCTTTGACCCCACTATCCCAACTTGGGGGCATGACCATCAGTCTTACAGAAGAAGAAAAGCTAAACATTGTGGAGGAGGCAAAGAAAATATTTGAAATAGAATGAAACAACTTAGTTCACATCAATTCAAAACCGTATACAAGTGGCTTGGGATTGATTTGGACAATTTGGGTTGCATTATGTTGGACATCGAACCCCTGGGGAGTATGTGGAGTATTGAAGCGGAAGGTGCGGGGGCCATGCTCTATTATGCAAAGAACAAGAAAAGATTTTGGATCGACGGCTGGGTTGCTGATAAGAGTCCTCACGTTACTCTGTTGTACGGTTTGTTATCATCTGGTCGAGCATTAAAAAGCCATGTTAGCCGAGTACTTAATGGTTGGAATTGCAGACGAGTTGAGATTTCAGATGTTGGATATTTCGACAGTCCATATCCAGATGAGCCATATTGGTGCATCGTGGCACACATTAAAGTTGATGATGTATTGACAGAGGGACATCGCCGCCTTGAGTTTCTACCCCACATAAACACGTTTACGGGCTACAAACCACACATGACAATATGTTATTTGAGCAAGTCTCCAGGAGAAGGTTACAGGGACGCAATGATTGATAATTTTCGCAAACATTGGGTTGGGAAGAAGATGTTGGTCAAGGGTGTAAACTTTGGTAAGTAAAATGACAAAAGTAAATTTCTGGAAATACATGACCAAGAAAACCCCTATCTGTCCTGTGTGTGGCAAGAAAATCCCCTTCAACAGCAGGATGATAAAATATTGCAGTACGAAGTGCAGTAGGGAACACAACAGGCTGAGGATGGCCCAGAGGAGATTAGACGCTAAAAACAAACAGCAATGAAACTGACATACAAAAGCGAAAAAGAAGTCGTCAACTCGATTATCCATTACCTCATCGGTAAGGGTCATCTCGTATGGCGGGTGAACGCTGGTATGTCAGAGAAGACATCGACGAAGGGTAAGAGATACATGATCCGCTTGGCTCCCAAAGGCACAAGCGACATCATAGGTGTTGCTAAGGACGGCCGATTCATTGCGGTTGAGTGCAAGTACGGTTCAAACAAGACCAGTATGTTTCAGGATATGTTTCTTGAAGATGTCAGAAAACGCGGAGGGTACGCGGTGGTTGCTTATGGCATTGAAGATTTGCCCAAAGAACTATGAAATACTTTTTAACCAAAAACTGGCTCTATATCCAGCACGATGAGCACAGCCTCCAAGGAATACCGATTGACAATCTGTCCAACGATGAGCTGGGCGAGAAGATCCGCGAGTTAGCCGAAACAGGAGCAGAGTATGATAAGGATATACATATTGATTGGAAGATAAATATTAAAAAATGAGCATCTTTTGGGACATGGCTCGTGAGTACCACGCCCCCGACAACGAGAGCGAGGTTCTTTGCGAACGATGTCCTTTTAGGGTCAAGATTCTTACTATCGATCCCCCCGAAAGCGAAAAACCAATATTGGATCAAGTTAGAGACCTCAGAGTCGATTACTGCAATCTTCATCAGATACCCGATCCTCATGCTCGACAAGAACAGGTCATGCTAATCATGGGTTACAACCACGCCCTAAGTGATGTAGCAAAACTCTTGGTCCGAGGCATTCCCCAGATTGTGGAGAAGATGGATGGTACATGCTTGGATGATGAAGCAGACAGGGAGCGATTTATAAAAGCACTATATGGAGCAGACAAAGACTAAAAAGATACGACTCACAAGAGGCAAATACGCCCTGATAGACGCGGCCGACTTTGAGAGGGTTAATCAATACAAATGGTTTTGTGACTTTGCGGATTATGCAGCACGAGATATTAAGATCACGGGGAAGCATAAGAGGGTTTGGCTTCACAGATGGCTATTGGAAGCGAAGAAGGGTGAAATCGTAGACCACGTTAATCAGGATACGTTAGACAATCGCAGATCAAATCTAAGGTTTTGCACGATCAAACAGAATTGTAGGAACGCCAGACTTCCGGTGAGCAACACCACTGGATACAAGGGAGTTAGGGCAGGAAAGACGGGGAAGAACTTTTCAGCGTTTATCAAGGTTAACAGGAAACAAATCCACTTGGGTATGTATTCCACTCGTAAGGAAGCCGCCAAAGCGTACAACCGTGCAGCACTCAAATATTTTGGAGAATATGCAAGTTTGAATCCCATATGAAGGAAGGAATATTGATTAGCGGGTCAGTCAGAGATATAAAGCGTCCAGGTGTTGACGATTACAACGCTCATGAGGCGATACGGTCAGCATTGGAGAAGAATTTAAAATTTGAACACCGCGATCTGGTCATGGATGTTTACAGACGTACTGATATTATTTGCCAGAGGTTGTTCCCAGTGATCCACACTCCTTCATTTGAAGGAAGATTGCCCGCACCAATAGTATCTGTTGAAGACGAGCGCAACTGGAAGGTCTTGGCTTCTTACCGACTTGTCCCAGATGGCTACGGTCTTGATCACAAGCTGACTTTAAACGAAGAACATATCAAGGATGGAAAATGGGTTTGGGGTGAATGGTCACTCTACGAAACCATAACCCACGAGGTTGGGCATGAATATCACCAAGTGTTGGGGAAAGATCCGTACCGACCAGGCGATAAGGTTACTCATAAGCCCGAATTTAGGGCACTTATGGCGAATTTGGGGATTCATTGTGATGCAAGGGGAGTACACACAGCACCCGCCGACGAGGATAAACCTTTCGCAATTCTGATGAGGGAGTGGGGAATAGCACGCCCAGACATGGAAGGGATCGACACAGGCAAACAAAATTGGTTCTTCTCTCAACCAGACACCCCAGAGAAGAAGGGCAGATCAACACTAACAAAGTACGAATGTCCCTCCTGCGGCTTGAAGGTCCGTTATGGTAGACAAGACGAGCCATTTTTGATGCACGTACCGTGCGGGGAGCTGTTGGTAAGGAAGTAGAACAGATATGCGGATTTACCTCAGTGTGGTATAACTTCACAATCTTCGGTAGGGAGTTGGGTATTGACCACTAAAAACGGAAACGGCACTTCATTTAGCGATCCTGCATTTGCAACTAACAAAACGTCTCCCGTACACAGGTGGGTCCCTTGGATAGCGGGGTTCTCCAGAGATTTCGTGCAAGGCGCGCTCAAGACATATTTGCATCACAGCCGAAGCACTGTACTAGATCCATTTGCGGGAGTGGGTACGACTTTAGTTGAGGCTGTTCTTTCGGGACATAACGCGGTTGGTTATGAAATCAATCCCTACGCTTCATTGGTGTCACAAACAAAACTCAATGCTTACAAGGTAGACGTAAACCTTTTTAAAAAGACAATCGAAGCTTTTATTGCGTTTATGTTTGACGCAGGTTTTTCTGGTCGTGAACCTGTCTCCGAACCTCCAAAGGGATTTTCTACACGATCCCCGTTCTATAGTCCTGAAGTCTTACGCAAAGTTCTGTTCGTTCAGGATTTCATCATAACCATTGATGATCAGGAAATACGGGATTTATTCCGTATTGCTTTTGCTTCGACAATGGTGACTTACTCTAATTATTCCTATGAGCCTAGTTTAGGTAGGCGTGTCAGTGCAGGTAGGGCGGATGTATTAGACCACGATGTTGCCGGCGAGATGGAACGTAAACTAAACACAATGCTTGACGATATTTATTGGTTTAGAAACACAATTCCCGATATCAGTGTCGAATCCAAGGTGTTTAATCAATCTTTCTTTGAGTACGCAAATTTTTTAGAAAGAGAATCGGTTGATGTTCTAATAACTTCACCTCCCTATGTGAACAACTATCACTACAATAGAAACACCAGACCGCACTTGTATTGGCTTGGTCTCGCTGAAAAACCTAAAGACTTTGTACCCTTGGAAGAAAGGAACTTCGGCACCTTCTGGCAGACGGTCAGAGAAAAACCCGAAATACCTTTGGATTTTACATTGCCCGATTCAGACCTTGAAGAAAGACTTGCCACGCTGCGAGAACTAAATAAGGAAAAGGGCATTTACGGAGGCGGGGGCTGGGCTAACTATGCCACCGTCTATTTCAATGACTGTTTCAGGTTTGCACAGGGAATGGAATACTCTTTGAAATCAGGAGCCACCGCTTTAGTTGTGGTTGGACCAAGCATCTTACAGGGTGTGTTTATTCCGACAGACCTTTATCTAGGGCAAATCGCGAAATTAACGGGATTAGAGCTGGTCGAGATACACATTCCCCGAACAACTAGAGTTGGAAACAGTATAATCCAGTCAGATATCAGAGTTGGTAAGGCAGACACATCGAAACAACTCTATGAAGCAGTGGTGGAAATCAGGAAGTCTTAGAATCAAGCAAAGTGAAATAACTGTCAATCTTATCTAATATTGGTTCAACAGTGCGTGGAGAGCTTTCCATTTTAGATACGAACGAACGCCCTGGGTGAATAGAATCCCATTCCGATTGAAGTTGTCTGGCTCGACCTTTACCTGGATCATGAATACCGAAGCCATCTACGTAGGTGTTCCATAGTGGCCTAAACTTTGCAATTAGAGCTGATTCTACCGTACGGATTAACCCCGTCTCCTTGCCAAGCATCAAAACAAAACGACATCTAAAATCATCAAGAGACAAGTTGTTTGCACTCCCTATACTTCTGGAGTGCTCTCTCAGGCGACCATGAACCCTCGTGCTAGTAGTCTCTTCTACCCTCCCTTGACGCACTCCCTTTGAACTTGCTTGTCCAACATAGATCGGGATCTGCACACTGGGTCGATTCAGTGTGCCCAGACGTTGATATATCCCATCTTGCCCCACAAAGTAAATTGCATAGACACCCTCGCCTTGAAACGAGAAGCCTGGGGGTAGGTTGTAAACTGGTGTACTAAGGAAAAAGTCAATCGCTTCGTCTACAACCACTTGAAGAACTGAAGACTTGAACAGATGGTTGATTGGGTTAAATTCACTCGACTGCACCGAAACCTCCCGACTGGATTTTAAAATCCGATCCTAGCCGAGAAGTTGAAATTGACCAAGGAGAAATGGTAGACTTGCAAAGCTTTTATCCAATGAAAGATCAGAAACCAATAGTGTTTACAGCAGACAAGATTAGGATTTCTGGCCCCCGCATCGACGGCTCATATACCGTCACCTTCGAGACCGGCGAATACGAACAAGAGAAGATTTCGGAAATACTAAAACTTCCCCAGCAAGCAGTTGTGGAAGTATCTGTCCATGTCAGAACCTAATGAACAAAAATCAACAGAAATAGAGGAAGTATTTGAACCTACCCCCCTAATGCTCAAATGGCTTGATACCGCTATTGACCTTGGTTACACGGCTTCGATCACAGATGTAGCTGAAGCATCCGAAATTAACCGAGGTACTTGGTATCTGTGGGTGAAAGATCCGAAATTTGTTGAGTGGTGGGATTCGCAATGGCAGAAATACCTTACTCTTAACAGATGGAAGCTCGACGCAATAGGCATGAAACAGGCTGAACGAAACTTCGATTACTGGCACGACATGATGGAGCGTACAGGCAATTTACAGCAAAAACAACAATTGGGAAACATGACACAAGTTAATGTCAGTCTAGATAAATACATGAAATGATCGCATACAAAGAGTTCATCGAGGACAACTTTCTTATCATCAACAAGAAGGGTGAAATTGTCCCCTTTAAACTCAATGACACACAGAATTACTACTACAATCTCCTCTTAGCCGATTACCCCGATTTACAAGGCGTACGCGAAAACATCCTCAAGTTTAGACAGCCTGGATTTTCTTCTCTAATCGACGCTATCTTTACGGTTGACTTCATATTCGCGGAACACGGCAAGACCCCATTAGTTGATGCTGATATCGTGTCGCACAAGGAGAAGGAAACCAAGGTGCTATTTAAACGCGTTGACTTCTTTCTTGATTCCTACCTTGAAAAACAACATATCAACCGAAAACTATTCCTTGAGACCGATACAGGACTCCAGATCGTGGGCAGACGTGGAGCAGTCATAAACGTCCAGACTGGTAACGCCAAAGTATCCGGCCGAGGTGGAACTAAGCAGAATCTTCACTGGTCCGAGGTAGCCTTCTATCCCAACACGGAAATATTAAGTGCTGAGGACTTGGTAACAGCAGCCGAACAGCAGGTTGCTGATGGGATCGGTAAGATATTCAGAGAGTCTACGGGAAACATCGCTGGAGACTTCTTCGCTTCAGAATATGAACGCGGGAAAGCAGGAGAAGGAGAATTTAAAAGCAGGTTCTTGTCATGGTGGATTCACAAAGAATATTCACTTACTCCTCCCGACGACTGGAGGCCCACGCCCGACTACAAGAAGCTGATGGATGATAACAAGGCTTCAAGAGATCAATGCTACTGGCACTTCAAGAAGGTACTTAACTCTAAGAATGAGGCAAAGATCAGGCGCGAATATCCAATGGATGACACTGAAGCATTCTTGATGGGTGGAGATATGTACTTCAATGCGGAAGTAATTAAGATGTGGCACATAGGCAATATCAAGAAACCAATTACAGACAAACCAATATATGTTTAGACAATTTAGACCGATAGAAAAGGGTGAATTTATCATCATTGCTGCCGACTGTTCGCAAGGTGGACTAGATGACAACTTCGCTCAATTCTTTAGTAAGACAAAGTTAGATTTTCCTCTCGTGTATCAAATGAAGGGTGTAGCAGCCGAGATGACTACTGCCATTTACCCCGTATTAAATCGGATCTTTGACGTTACTGGAGTCAGACCCTTAGTTGCATTTGAGCGTAACAATGGAGGGGCTTCAGAGATGCAGAGACTCGACGTGTTAAATCGTGAAAGCAAATATGATATATTCAAGATGGTCACAACGGGGACTGCCAGAACAGAGACTGAACGGACAACCGATAAATTGGGTTGGGATACCAACGTAGCAACGCGACCTACAATGCTTGGGGACTGGAAGGTTGCTTTTGACGGCCGGCTTGTAACGATCTATGACGAGCCGACACTTAACCAACACAAGACATTTGTTGTTAATAAGAGGGGTAAGCCAGAAGCGGCGAGTAACCAAAGGGATGATGCAGTAATGGCTTGTTCTATTGCTTGGCAGATCCATCAGATGACGCAATTGCCGAGTACTGGGAGTTTCAATTATCAAGAACCGGAATGGGCTAATGAAATGCCGTCTTGGTCACAATCATGAGAATACTGATGCTGACATACGAAAGAGGGGTTGACCTCGAAGATTTTACTCTACCCACGGGTAAGAGAATCCAGCATCAGGTAATGTATACGGATTGTAACGAAATAGAGAAGGAGGGATTAGGAACAGTATTAGCTTGGATCAGGGAGTTCAAACCCGAACTTATCATAGAGAGGGAGTTCAACGATGGCAAGGCGATCTACACTGACATACTTAATGAGTTTCCAAACGTGAAGAAGGCAGCTTGGCTAATAGATACGCATTGTTCGTGGGAGAGGCATAGCCAGTACGCAAAACAGTTTGATTACATCTTCTTGGCTATCAGTAAGTTTGTGGAGCCGATCAAGAAAGCGGTCGAGCACGACAGGGTTTATTGGCTACCGCTTTGCTATCCAACTAAAGTAAGCACCATTAGACCTAACTATGGCCCTGTTAAGTGTCCAGTTAGCTTTGTGGGTAGATTCGGTAAATCGCACCCAACAAGAACGCTTTATCTCTCTGCACTTGCCGAGAGGTATGGAGGCGACTTCTTGTGTGTTACTGATTACGACAGAGCAAACGCCATAATCAGAAGCTCAAAAATTTCCTTTAACTATTCCCTAGATGATGATCTTAACTTCCGTGTGTGGGAAGTGTTGGGCGCGGGTACGGAACTGGTAACAGACAGCGTTACTGACTTGCATAAAGTTAAAGGGTTGGAGCACCGAGTTCATGTATTTAAAAACATAGACGAGATGATCGAACTTACTGACAGGATACTCGCCGATGATCCATCAACAACCAAGAACGCATTAGATAATCAAAATTGGGTCAAACAAAAACATTGTCTAATACACCGCCATTTGGCGATGTTAGACATGATCGAACATGGTAGCCAACACGAATACTAAACCATATCTAGTTAGCAGCGCCTCGATGAGTCCAGGAGTTGAGGGATATGTGGCATCACTAAAGAATTTAAAAGACAGTGTGAATTGGATATCGGTTGAGTATGACCCGCCTCTTGAAGTCTCTGAGGTGGATTCACTGACAAACCTTATTCGAATAGAAACGCACAGATCCTACTCAGGACATCTTCAAAGGTTTACCGATCTTCTGGACAAACTAACAACAATGGAAAATGGTTGGTATATCTTCACGGACACAGCAGACGTTCGTTTTCAAGCACCAATCCCGAATTTAAAATCAGTCGATAAACCGATCATTGCCGTGAGCGAAGGGATACTACACAAGGAACATTCGTGGTGGACAGGGATGATTGAAGAATATCCCGAATTTAGGCCACTATTGGATGAGCCAGTTCATAACATGGGTGTAGTGGCGATGCGAGGATATATGTTTTTGACGTTCCTTAACTATCTACGAAACGTAAACTCTGCCGGCAGGTATGCACACAACTGTGATCAAGCTCTATACAACTTATTCCTATTAGAGTGGAAAGACGAAGTGGCATACCATCCATCACTTATGACGTGTCTGTTTGATAATTGGTCTAAGGGTAATGTGCTAAAGAAAGACGGACTATTTGTGAATCGGGAAGGTGAACCGTACTCGATTGTCCACGCAAACGGCAATCACAAGAACTTACTTGAATGCTGAAGATAAACGACGGGAGAAAGAAGGTATATATCGTTCTAGGACGTAACAGTTCGGGGACATCTTTTTTATCTAAGGCACTTGTAGATCAAGGTGTCGATATGGGGAATACACTAATAACCGATCCTCCAGTCTATGAAAATGAATTGTTTTTGAGATTCAATGAAAAAGTATTATCTGAAGCAGGAGGGGACTGGAAGAACATCCCGCCAATGGAGGACATAGAACGCGCTTTTAATGCCAACAAGGAGCACGCCAGATCAATCCTGTACGCCAACTATGGCAAGGACAAATGGGGTTGGAAAGATCCAAGGAACTCAATAACGGGTCATCTGTGGATACGCCTACTTAAAGAGATAGATCCCGAACTTGATATTTATCTTATCTGCATATTCAGAGATACGGATAAGGTTGCACGAAGTCTTGCGGCCGACAACTACACCGACATGGTGGAATTAAGCAGGGTGTATAATGAATCGGTTGTCAGGATCGTTAGAGAATTTACCAATACATAAATGGAGGAAGATTTTTATTCAGTAGATTATTTTGGGAAGTTGAACGCAGTCGAGGAAGTTCAAGCGCAGGTGCTAGCCGATACGGTTATCGGTTTGTATCATCCTCAATCTGTTATTGATCTTGGTTGTGCCACGGGGATATATCTTAAGCCATACGCCGACAAAGGAATAGAGGTTAAGGGACTGGAGTTGTCAAAGAACGCTCTCGATTCTTCAGTTTGCGTTATTCCCGACAAGATAGAGGTTGCAGACTTGCGCACTCCTATTACTTTGGATCGTAAGTACGATGTAGCGGTATGTCTTGAGGTACTGGAACACATCAAAGAGAAGTACAGCGATCAAGCGGTGGCGAATATCTGTAACGCCAGTGATGTTTTAATTGTGTCTATGGCTAAGCCAGGTCAACCGGGGGAACATCACCACACGCTCATGCCTAGGCAATGGTGGTTTGACAAGTTCCAGAAACACAGTTTCACGCCCCACTACGATAATACCGCCGTGATTTACGACAGTTTAGAGAACTCACCATCACATACCAACTGGATAGATAACATAATTGTTTTTAAAAGATGATAAGCGCAGTCGTACCCTTTTTTAATAACGAAGATGGTTTAGCCGCTACGCTTCTCATGCTTCAACAGCAGACACTCCTACCTGATCAAATCATCATACTCGACTCCTCTAAAGACAAACGTGGATTGGCACTCGCCAGACGATACCGCTTACCAGAGGTAAAGATCGTGGTCGAGATACATAAAGGCAACATCTACCAAGCTTGGAACAAGGGAATAGAACTTGCCGGATTGTCTGATTGCCTAATCATTAACGACGATCTTCTACTGCCACTGGACACGATAGAGATACTGGACAAAGCTACACGCCTTGTTCCCGCAAGTGCTCTCGTGCCAGAGACACCGCCAAGACATTTTAAAAGCGATCACGTTGAGGGGGGCTTCACTTGGTTGTCTGAAGTGTCGGGAGCCGATATGACCGATTGGCTTACTGGTTTTTGCTTCTTACTCCCCAGAAAGACTATCGATAAGGTAGGTCTATTCGATGAGAAGTATGACGTTTGGTTTGGAGATACTGATTATGAACGAAGGATTTTAGAAGCAGATGGATCGGTTGTCAGGCTGAATGGACTGTGGGTCTATCACTTCGGATCAAGCTCTTACGGCCGACTGGATCAAGAGAATCTAAATACAAGAATCGAAAGCGACAGACTCTACTTTGAAAGCAAATGGGAAAGAAAATAAGTGTACTGATTACGTCACATCCTGCGGTTGAAAAATACCTTGAGGAGTGTGTGCAATCAGTAAAAGCTCAGACCAGACAGCCAGACGAGATAGTTCTTGTGTTGGATGGATATGTAAGACCCTATATTTTCCACGACGTAACAACTATTGCCCGTAGTGTAAACAAAGGGGTTGCATATTCCCGAAAACAAGCAGCGTTGGTATCTAGTGGGAGTCATATACTGTTTCTCGATGGAGACGACACCATACCAGAAACATTTTTAGAGGAGATGGAAAACACCGATGCAGATATTGCTTATCCAGATACTTTATTGTGGAGCTACTGGAGCAGTAAGCCTAAAGAGAATGTCTTACACAGATCACCAAAAAGAATCACCGAGAGACTGATGCTAAGACACAACAGAATCGTTGTGACCAGCCTAATGAAGCGCGAGGTATTCGACAAGATAGGCGGCTTTGACCCCAAGTTGCCTGTTTTTGAGGATTACAAGTTTTTCCTTGCAGCACTAAAGAAGGGATTTACTTTTAAAAAAGCGAATACCTACATGAAGTACCGACAAAGGCAGGACTCAAGAAACCGTGTGTCGTTGGATATTAGAAGGGACACGTACAACAAAATAGTTCGTTGGTATCATGCCTAGATACAAGCCAATCAAGTTCATTCCGAGGTCTTACAACTTCTCCACATTTGAGGATGGGGTTGTAGATTCTATGATAGGTAAAGACGAGAATGCCCTGGAAGAGTTTGAATTGGAACAGGCGATGGTTGCCATGCTTAAAAGCCTCCCCAACGATAGATACAGAGTCTTATTCCTCTTACAGATTCTCCGCAACGACGGCTATCGACTACCCCACGAAGCCCTATACAAGCATATATTCAAAGTCCATCGATCTTGGTACTTCAGAATGGTCAAAAGAATGAAGAAGTTTGTGGGTCAACTTTATAATCTCAACACGACTTAAAGCGTGTTACACCGCATACTAAATCTATATGGCAAAGTCAGGCGATGCAAAAATAGCAAGCATAATAAGAAACAGGTTTACAAAGCTCCACAGCGATCAGGTCGAGATATTCGATGAGGTCGAGAAGTTCCACGCCATGTATCGCTCGATAATGACTCAAGATGAATCTTATCCTTGGGAATATCAGTATGTTGATCCCCAGATATTCCCACTTCTTAGAAACACCTTGGCACGTCTGAACCCAGACGGAATGCAGATATATCTTGAAGGCCGTGAGGAGATGGACGACGCCGTAAGGCGAGTCAATCAGGAGTTGGTTAATTGGGAGCTTGGAGAAAACAGCAAGACGATGGTGCTTTACCGAAATCTCTTCAGAGGGTTGCTCGCCGGAAGGGCATACCTTTCAACTGGTTGGCACTATGAACCGTCGATAGTTATCTCTCCAGACGGCACTAAACAAAAGATGCTTCACGATATTGTCAATCGTGCCGAGGTTAAAAACGTCCGCTTCCAAGATATGTTCATTCCAAACCGCAACATCCCAGAACTCTATGAACAGCCTTATCTTATTGAACGAGTCTCGATGTCCTACGGCGATATGGAAGATGACAACGAGATGCAGGAACGCGAAGTGTGGAAAAAAGATGCTTTGAAATACATCAAGGACAAAAAGGTATTCTCCACACAGGTCGATTATGGGGTTGATCTGATCCAAGAAGACGGTCTGTCTAAGGATGATCGGTTCATCCGAAGCCAATACGTGTCGCTTATTAAAATGCAGACCAAAGACGGTGATTGCTTCTACATTCTTGAAGACGGCAAAGATACGATTGTGAACACAGACGACGGAAGCGAGTATCTTCACAATCACTACAACTACATAGATTGGGCTCCATTTCCTGAAGACGATGAATACTTCTCGCTTGGAATAGTACAGCCTGTAGCCGATCTACAGGAGGCTATGTCTTCGGTGTTGAACCAATATTTGACCACATCCAGAAACGCAGGGAATCCAATGACTATCATAGGAGGAACGGCAAATGAACAAACCCCAGACTGGATGTTTGTGAAGCGTCCAAATGGCATTGTGCGTGTCAAAGGCGACATCAACCAGATAAGAGAATACGCTACGGCCGATCCTTCGCCTTCCATGCTCAACATGAGGAACGAACTGCAAAGAACTTTCGAGAGAGCAAGTTCTATGAGTTCGCTTTACTCATCGGGTGTAGCTACAGGTGCAGCCGGCCAGATCAACACAACAGCAAGGGGTGCTTCAATAATCAATCAGAACATCGACACCAATATGCAGTTATTGGTTTCAATCTTTGGTGCGATGGCTCTAAGGCGTATCGGAGAGCACTTTCTTGAACTGAACGCACAGTATATTACCGAGGAGCAAGTCATAAGAATCACAGGTAAGAGTAGGCAGAGCGAGTTACTGAAGGTCTCTCCCGATGAAGTCAGTGCTAACTTCGATGTCTTGGTATCAGAGAAATCCATGCTCAGGCAGACACCAGAAATGCGACAGGCGACACTTCTTAACATCAAAGGTGCGCTCGATAAAGAAACTCAAGTGAAGCTCGACAAACGGCCGATTTATAAAGCTATATTGGAAGCTAACCCAGATACTCAAGACCTGGCTGAAGAAGTGATAGTCGATACTGAGTTCGTATCTGAAGAACACATCAATTCACTTTTGAAAGGAATAGTGCCAGAAGTATCTCCCGAAGATGACCATAAGATGCTTATCATGCTGGTACAAAAGCACCTGATGGATAATGACTACGATGACTCTATGCTCGATCTGTTTAACCAATACATGAACGAGCTACGAAAGTGGGTATCGGCTAGTAACCCTAATTTCCTACAAGCACCACCACCTCAACCACCACCGATGCTGCCCTCGAACGAGGAAGATTTAATGGCTAGTATGGCAAGTGGCGTAGAAATGGGCGGTAATCCCACTGAAGGGCAAGCGGTAACGATACCCGAGGAAACTTTAGAATATGGAGTATGACAATTCGAGAGGTACTGGACTATCTAAAAAAGACAATTGAGAGTGTAGCTGTTGCGTCAGTTAAGTCTTTAAAAGCCCATAACTACGACGTTTCTGTAACAAACCCCATCAGAATAGAGAATCTCCCCGGTACACAGAAGATAGAGGGACGTGTTGAGATCGACCAGAAGCCGATGCTTAGTGCGATCAATGCCGTAGTTACTGCACTTAAAGAGGTCAAAAAAGAAGTCGGTTCGATTGAAGTGCCTGAATCGGTGGATATTAAAAACTTTCCTAAAGCACCTGAGCCAGTCAAGGAAGTAACAGTTAAAAACCAGCCGAAAGATATTTCAGTGAACAACCTGAATGCAGTTACCAAGTTGCTTCAAGCGATCGAAAAGGCTATATCCAAATTGCCCACCAAGTACCCAGAGATGAAAGTTCCTCCATTCCCAGATATTCCCGCATATCCTACGGAGATTAGAATCCAGAATCCCGTAAAGAATGTGACGGTCGATAACTTTGAGGCTTTGGTTGGTAAAGACCCCAAGCGATACGTGCCAGTCAGATTGTCCGATGGAAAAGAGTTCTATAGTGCGATGGAGCAAGTAGCTTTGTCCTCGGGAAAGTACGCTTATTCAAATCAACAGGGAGAACGCGGTCAGGCTTTGATGGACCCTAACAGACGTGTCATGATGTTTCCAGACGAGTACCGTCTGAATGACCAGAGGGAGATTGATAGCACCAAATACTTGGGCTATGAAGACCGCTATTCCAATTGGTACATCATAAAGATGACTCAAGGCTCGACAGAAGAAGATCAAACCTTCAGATTTGCTACGAATACGAACAATTCGACGATCAATACCTATGCAGGAGCTTGGAACAACAAACTTACCCTTCAGTATGACCGCTACAGTGTAGCCTTCGCGGTAATAGCTATCTAAACCACTTCAGTCTCTAAACTGTTAAGAGACATGATCAAAGGGGGTGATAGTTAATGGCATCAGCAATACCAAACAGTGCAAAAGCAAACTTAGTAAACGGAACAATCGATCTGAACACGCACGATATCCGTGCAAGACTTTGCATGACGAACACTACTTGCGATACTGAAGTAGACGCAATCGCCGATCTAGCAGATTACACGACTATCGATCCCTGTGACGCAACCGGCTATGTCGACGTTCAATTGGGAACCGAAGCGGTCAATGTAGACGATACGAATAATCGAGCAGAGTTTGATGCAGACAACACAGTCTTTTCAGGATTGGGTGGAGACGCATCAAGAGATATCCAGGGTGTATTGATCTATAAATACGTAGATGGCACAAACGCCAACGATTTACCAATAGCGTTTATTGACTTTACGGCCGATATCCCAAGTACAGCAACACAGATTGACATTCCTTGGGACGCAGAAGGAATACTTCAAATAGCATAACCGCTAGTTGAAGCAGATTAAGGGCTTTGGGTGTGAACCGATCATATCGGGATGCCCTGAAGCTCTTTTTTGTTAGCAGTAAAATTTAAAATATGGCATGGTCATATACAGAAAGTGGAAACAACACAGCATCGGGTTCGTGGGCAGTATCAACACCCGCGGCTGTAGCTGGTGATTTAATCATTGTAAATATTGGTTGGGACGATAGCACCTCGACAACGGGGTTAACTCCGCCTGCTGGTAAAAACAGTGAAACTGCTGTTGTTGTAGAAGATGTGCGTGTCTCCTCTAATACTTCAGTCAGAGGGAAAATCGTCTATTACATATGTACTGGAACTTGGACAGCAGGAACAATTACTTTTACCCCATCAGCAAGCGAACAATGGTCTGCGGTAGTTATTAAAGTGCCCGCCGGAGAATTTGACGCCACTACCCCAGTGGGAGCAGACAACTATTTTGAGTCAACAACTACAGACGCAACCCCCGATCTTCCTTCTTTAACAGCAGGCTCGACAGACGGTAGTGGCACAGTTGTTGGTTTCATGGTGGGAGATGTAGATGATGCAGACGGAACAATAACGGGGTGGACAAGTAGAGCTAGTACTGACAGGGGAGCCGTGGGCGTTGATTTATGGACTAGAAACGCAGCAGCAACTGATAGCGAAAGTATTTCCGCTGCAACAGGAGCAACTTATCCGTCAGCGAGGGACTATGTATCGTTTATCTACATAGTCAGGGTTCAACGGTCACCATCCGTAGCACTAAATACGCCTACAGACGTCTCGGCAACAACCGACACAACTCCCACATTTGACTTCACTGGAACTGATCCGAACGGAGACAGTATTAGATATCAAATCCAAATTGATACGGTAGATACATTTGATTCTCAAACCTAATATGGCTTATTCAATAGTACAAACAAAAACGGGAGATAGTGGTGGATATGTAACTTCAACAAACTTGTCCTTTGATAGTAGTACCACTACAGGAAACACGATTTTAGTTGCGGTTGCTTATAACAGCGATCAGTTGGGAACTCCAGATGTTACAGACAATAAGGGCAATACCTATACAAAATTGGCGGGTGGAGCGGGTGCGGGAGACACGTCGGGTGAACTGTGGTGTGCTTATAACGTGACGGGTGGTGCTTCACACCAAATAACCATTGAATTATCTGCAAATTGGCACGATGTCGCCATTGTCATGCGCGAGTATTCGGGGCTTACAACAGCAAATCCGTTTGACGTTAAAGCAGAGGGGACAACGGCTTCTGGTACTTCTCATACGTCAGATACTACAGCTTCAACCAGTCAGGCAAACGAGCTAGTGGTCGGTGTTATCGCCATAAATGCCAACAGCACATATACGGCAGGCGGAGGGTATGGAAACTTGTCATACCAAGACGGAAGCGACTTATACGAGTCTGTAGCGATGGAAGACAAACGCGTGACCGCTACGGGAACACAACAGGCAACAATAACATCTAGCGCAACAGCTTCGGGTTACTTTATTGTTGCAACATTCAAGGAAGCGGCAACGGGAACGCCCCTAATTGATGCCGTTTCTGGCACTGACTCAGGCTTTGCCAATCCCGACAATGGTGGTGACACTGATCCATTCAACTCGGGCGAGAATATCCAGTTTACAGTACAAGCTGGAGATACCTTGGCTTCAAGACTTTATTATTGGCGTGTAAGGGGTATTGATCCAACGGGTTCTAATACATACGGAGCTTGGGCAACCACGCGATCATTTTATGTAACAGTCGCAGCTTCAACTCTAACAGACAATTTCAACGACAATTCGATAGATACAGCAAAGTGGATGGAGGATGACGATGCTGAAATATTGACCGAGACAAGCGGCCAGATTCAGATTGTACCATCGGGGACGGGGTCTGAATCTTCAGGGATTTATTCAAACGCATATCTTGATTTAACTGGCAGTAGTGTGTACGCAAAGTTGGTCAGTGTGGACGCTAGTTTGTCGTACAATTCAGTGGTTATAAATCCAGTGTGGCTTTATAGCTATACTGATGAACTCATGGTCTGGTGGGAGGTTGTCGGAAACGGCGACCTAATTCAGTGCCGTGATGATCTTGACGAAGGAACTCCCTATTACTCAGTCGCTTACAACTCAACCAATCATAAATATTTCAGGATCAGAGAGGCTTCGGGTACAACCTATTGGGATTTCTCGGCAGATGGTTCAAGTTGGACAAATGCGTATTCTAAGGCGAGTGATATTGATTTATCGCTTGTTCAATTCGCTTTATTTATCAACGTAGACACAGAAGCCGCTGGAGAGGTCATAGTATTTGACAATGTAAACTCGACTGATGGGGAGACTTCAGGGGAAGAAGAAGCAGAAGTAGCACCAGTGACAACTACGTTGTCGCTACCAAGCGTAACAGCTACCTACGCTGGTGTTTGGAATGCTAGTGTTTCACCTGTTTCGGTAACATTGACACCACCTTCAGTTACGGCCACATACATAGCGACATACAACGCCTCGGTAAGTCCTGTCTCATTGACTTTGAGTCCAATCGAAGTGACAGCCACTTATGCAGGTGTCTGGAATGCTTCAGTTAGTCCCATATCTCTAGCACTAAGCACAGTCGATCCAACTGCCACCTATCAGGGAGTTTGGAACGCCTCTGCAAGTCCGGTGACAACTTCGTTGTCTTTGCCGGCAGTAACAGCAACCTACGTACAAGCCGAGACTGCTTCAATTAGCCCCGTAGCGATTACAGCAAGTCTGCCGGCAGTAGCGGCGACTTACGTACAACAGGAAACCGCATCTGTCAGTGCTGTTGCGGTTACTCTATCGCCAGTAGCGATTACAGCGACGTATCAAGAAGTGGTAAATGCCTCAGTTTCTCCTGTTTCACTTACGATGAGTTTGCCAGAGGTTACTGCTACTTCCCAAGCGGGATCAGAAGCTGAGGTGAGTCCAGTGTCACTAACTTTGACACCGCCCGAAGTGACAGCAACATACGTTCAACCGGAGACGGCAAGTGTGTCGCCATTGTCAGTCAGTCTATCGGCCGTCTCGACCACAGCCAGTTACGTACAAGCAGAGACAGCCTCTGTATCACCACTTCAGCTAACGCTTGGTGTCAACGATCCAATAGCAACATTCGTAAATGAACAGACTGCCAGTGTCGTACCATTAGTTGTTTCACTGTCGGTAGTTTCTACAACAGCTACGTATTCGCAAATTAACACAGCTAGTGTTTCACCCGTAGCGGTAACAACAAGTATTCCCGATGTAACGGCTACGTATGTCCAAGTAGAAACAGCTAGTGTAAGTGCATTGTCGGTATCACTTTCGATACCAGGTGTAACGGCAACCTACACGGGGGGTGCGGTGGCGGGAATCGAACCAATAATAATAAGTCTAAATCTTCCCGAAATTACGGCAAGTTATGTAGAAGTAGACGAAGCAGAAGTCGCTCCAGTATCGTTGTCACTTGGTACACCGGAAATCGTAGGCGAATGGGAAAGTGTCAGAACTGCTAGTGTCGAGCCAGTTGGATTATCAATTTCATTGACTTCTGTAACGGCAGGGTACGATGGAATCTTCACAGCAGCAGTGTCGCCAATGCAATTAACAATTAACCCCACAAGTGCCAGACCGCTTCATAACGGACTATGCACAGACAGTGATTTTATACTTGTAGACGGCCGCCCAGCGATCTTACTATTCGACGACTTCTATACTCGCATCTAACTTGACATCAAGAATTAGTGAAATGGTACAATCAGAGTGTGAGGAGAAGTTTCAAACGAAGGGTTTTTAAAAAGCCGTTCATCACAAAAGAAAACTACGACCAAATCATTGAGAATGCAGAGGCCGCTTCCGAGTTACTTGAATCGAAGCGGTTTTCTTTTTTTATAGACTATCTCAAGGATGCTCAGAGTTCGATAACCCAGATGATCCTAGAAAATAGAATAATGACAGTACAGGAACACGTCAGGATATCCGACAAGTTAAAGCGCGTATTTACTACTCCTAAGAAAATTCAGATAGACGAGCTTGTTGGACAGTACAAGTTTATCGGACAGGTGATAGCCGATCTTGAGAACACAGCCAGAATGAAGCAAGAGGTCGAAGAAGCCTTGAAGAAGAAGGAACTGATAATGGATGACGATGAGGAACAAGTTTGACAAGCCTCTCGATCAGTGGATAGAGGAACCAAAAGAAATTGAATACGAAACATACGTAGTCAAGGACGGCAAACCCCAAAAGGAAAGAGTCAAAGAAACGGTATACGAGAAAGTTAAGTATCTAGACGCACCAACCAAGAAATTCACGTGTGCTCCAGGTCAACACGACTACTTCATGTTTGACAGAGTTCGACACGTCGCCAAATGTAACAAGTGTCCGAAGCACAAATTTCTATTCGCATCATCCCAGACGATCAGAAAAGGAAAGATAATGGATCGCCTAACGGGTCAGGTATTCGATTAGATAGCGACTTAGACAGTCCACAACTGTTAAACTTGATCTAACGAAAGTCGCAGAGCTTGACTTCGGGAGATCGCCTCCCGTAATCAAAAAGCGTTAGAGTCAGCAAACATGAACGACGAAGATTCAATAATAGAGGGTTCGGAGGAACTAGACACTTCAGAAGATACTTCAAGTGAGGATACACAGGACGTAGAGGATGTAGAAGAAGATTCACAAGCTAACGGCGAGGCCACCAAAAGCGTTGATGTGGAAGAAAGCAAAGAAGAAGTGACCAGTAAGGGAACCAAGCTTGATCCCGATCCAATGTCCAGAGCAAACCAGTTGAGAGCGAACGCGGAAGCTCGTACGAGGGAGTACGAGTCATTACTGAACGATCCCCAGAAACTAGAAAACTATCTAAAGGTTTTAAAAGGCGAACAACAACAATCCCAAGGTGAGGAAATATCGCTTGATAAAGTAGAAACCACAGAAGATTTACAGAAGTATCTTAAACAAGAGAGAGAGAAAGACAAAGCAGAGATAGCATCGGTTAAAGACGAACTGGCAAAGACGGCTCAGTTGAATCAATACGATACGCAGTTGTCCGCAATCAGGAAGAAATACCCCGACATGACAAACGAACAGGAGAATATCATCGGTGATATCTTTGAAGCCTCTAACTTTGTTCAGTCGGGCAATCAGGTGAAGTATGAGCCAAGGGTCGGTCTGTTGGATGTCGCCGACAAGGTGATGAGTTTGAGTGAGTCATCACGTAAAGAGGGAAGCAGACAAGCCCAGACTATTGTACGGAGTGCCACGGCAGGACGTGTGAAGTCGGGAACAGTAACCGAATCAAAAGCCGACGAAACCAAGATGAGCGCAGAGCAGACTATCGCCCACAGAATGCAACAAGCAAGCAGAAAACGAAGCTAACTTAGCTACTTCTCTCGACTTATAGCGACCTAATCTTTGTATCTACATATACTGTAAGTAACAGTTAGAAATATATGGCAGCTAACACAACATACGGACAGCAATCAACTTTCTCAGGTGCAGAGTCTAATCTTCGAGTAAACATCGAAGACATGATCGCCAAGTATCCTGATTGGCAATTCCCCCTTCTGAAAAGATGGGATTCCAAAGTCTTCAAGAATGCAGTTAAATCTCACAAGTATGAATGGACAGAAAGAGATTTAAGAGCAGTTAAAACCACAGTCGCATCAGAAACAGTAGCAGCAGATGCAACAACCTTTTATGTTACCGATGCAGGAGTATTCAATGTTGACGATGTTCTGAGAGCACCAGATGGTGAGCAGATGATCGTCAAAGCCGTTTCGGGTGGAACTCTTCTAACAGTCGAAAGAGAATGGGGTGGAACCACAGGCGAAACAATGGTACTCGGTGAGACAGTTTACCGAAGTGGTGTAGCATCGCCTCAAGGTAAAGACGCTGATGACATGGTTATCCAAGCAACCGAAGATCTTTACAACTACACTCAAATATTTGAAGATGTAGTTCATCTTTCAGGGACACAAAGAGAATCTCTTATCCACGGCGATGAAAACTCAAGCGAATTGATCTCAAGAAAACAAAAAGAACTCATGGAACAATTACAGGTTGCACTTCTTCTCGGAAGAAGGGGTAAAGACGCAGCAGAGAAAAGAACAACTCTTGGAGGTCTAAAATTCTTCATCGACACTTATGCAGCCGACAACAAGATTGACTTCGGAGGTGCATCAACATGGAGCACAGACGCTTCAGTAGTTGGTAAATTCGAGGATGCAATCGAGAAGATCGCCGACAAGATGGGTGATAAGCCAACTATCTACATGGGTTACAAAGCCATGAGGAAGTTTAGAATGATCGACGATGACCTTATCAGATCTACCAGAAGCGACAAAAAGAGAGGTGTCGGAGCAGTAGACGGTTATCTCTCACAACTCGGAGAATTGGATGTAGTCATGCTTCGAGAAAGAACCGGAGCAATGAGTGACTCAATCTTCTTTGTAGATGAATCTCATGTAGGCTACAAAGCAATGAGAAACAGAGGATGGTTCACAGAAGAACTCGCAAAGACTGGAGACTCTTACAAATGGCAAGTATTAGGTGAATACACTGAGAAAGTGGGAACACCAAAGGTACATAGCTACCTATACAATCTAGGATTATAAAATAATAATATGGCAACAGCATCAGGACGAGAAATATACGTAATAGGATTCGAAGCAGACGGCGACAGAGAAGTAACTATCGTCGAGGATGGAAATGAACATGATTTCCCAGCAGCCGCGGAGTACACATACGCAAGCGAATTAACCAGATTCCCATACGAACTAACAGCGTAATTCTACAAAGGCATTATTGAAACCCCTTTAGCGAGGGGTTTTTTATTGCTTCTAACGACTTAACTAGCCTTGAACTCTATCATAGTAGTAATGGCAACTTCTAAAAGTCAAACGATATCAACCTTAGGTGAATGCTTACAAGCAATGGCGCGATATGCAGGGGGTTCAGTGCCGGCGACTACCGATACCAAGTACGACGATTGGGTAAGATCAATCCAATTGGGTCAAGAAGATGCAGCCAAACGTGGATTTTGGGGAAGGCTCCTTACTAAAGACGATCTAGCCATAACAGCCAACGCAGACACGGCATTACTACCCGATGACTTCCACAAACGCAATGGAATCTTTGTATTGGAAGTAGATGGGGAGGATTGGAATGATCCCGCAAACGAATCTGGACAAGTGCTACACGTCGAGACAAGGCCCGCCGATGCCAAGTGGCTTGTACGCTTCACGGGCTACACACCAACCGCCAGTGCTACCGGCACGCTTTGGTACTTTTATAATCCTCCAGTTCCTGAAGATGAATCTGATCCTCTATATCTCGACGGAGAGATGATTATGTTTTATGCCCTAACAGAACACTTTAGGGCCAAGAAACAGTTTGGAAGCTTAGACGATGCACGTCTTGAATACAATAACCGCTTCTCAGAGTTAATAGGCTTAGAGATGCTTCCATCACCGCACGAACTGTTGAGTTGGAAGCCATTTAACACATATCTTAATCATCCGCGAACTGAAAATATCTATTACTCACGTACAAGACGTTCTAGAAGATAACTATGGCAAGAGTCTATGGCAAAAGAAGATCAAACCCCGAAGTCAAAACCAAAGGAAGTAGAGGGTTTGCTAAGGGGTTAAATCAAATCTCCTCACCAACTGCGATCAAAGACAACGAACTCGCGGAAGCACAGAACGTGAACTATATTGAAAACGGTGTGGTAGAGAAACGCCCTGGCTCAATAAACCTTGGCAGTGTAAGGGGAAGCTCGACAAAGATTTATTCATTAAAAGGAGTCTATGGAATCGGCGGGGCAGATTACTTTATCCGCATATCCGATGACGGCATCGCACAAAGGTATTCGTTTGGTTCGAGTACGTGGGTAGACATAGCCGGTTCACCAACATTTTCTGTCGTTAGGACGACCATCCTTCAAGCATATTCTTCTGTCTATTTTTTAAATCCAGACGATACGATGGTGAAATGGGACGGAACGACATGGACAACATTTACCGCACTTGCTAATCCCAGTGTTGACCCGACAATCGCAAAGACCGGCAGCGCCACGGGTACGACAACGTGGTATTACAAGTATCTGTGGGAGAACGAAGTAGGACACACTGGATCATCTAATTCTGATTCGTTAGGCAGTATGCCCGACGAACTGGACTCGTCTACATATATAACTGTTACTCTACCGGCCGCGCCTTCAGGCACGATAAGGACAAGTATCTACAGGGGAACAATTGATGGTGAAGAAATATTCTTAACCTCAATTCCCGCTTCACAAACGACATTTGATGACAAGGGATTCTTTGAACCCGATCCGCTCTATGCAGCACCGACAGACAACACAACCGCAGGACTTCAATTCAAGTTTGCGGAAGTCTACAACGATACCCTAATAGGTGTAGCCACCAACTTATTCTCAGACCTATCGGCAAACGATTACTATCTAGCCTTTTCCGCTGGAGGCGACAAGTTCGATTCATTCGGCCGTGCTGATGGTGGAGGCTATTACGGATGGCGTGTAGGTGACGGCGATCCCATCAACGGGCTCCATTCGTTCCAGTCAAAGTTATACACTTTTAAAAGACAGAAGGTGGGAGCATTCACCTTTGACGAATCAGGTGGATCAGTACAGGACATCAATCTGGCCGTGGGTGCGGTGTCTCACAACTCCATTCACGCAGCCGGCAACGATCTACGATTCTGGAGTAACGAAGGTGCTATGAGTCTGGGGAATGAGCCTAACTTTGCTGACATCATTCGTACCAAAGTGCTTTCGGCTAAGGCAGACCGCACCGTACAGGCGATGACTGCTAAAGATTTTCCCAATATTTCGGGCGTTTATTACAAGGGCGTATCGCTTTGGGGAATACCACTAGGCGAACCAGACGAGGGCATCACTTCAACTCTTGCTTACTTTGAGAAGTATGTGGCGTGGTCTGAATGGGTAGGGCTTACCCCTAACATCTGGTCGAAGTTCATAGACGAAGACAACGTGGAAAATATCTACTACGGTGATGCAAAAAGCGGGAATGTGGTCCAGTGCTGGCAGGGAACCCACGATAGGGGTAGTGCAATTGTCTACCGCGTAGCAACTAAACAGTGGGACTTAGACGTGCCCTTCAGATACAAAGCTGTGGGACGTGCTTATTTGATCTTCAATAGTGTTACTGGAACCAATACCGATGTAACAGTTGTTGAGGACGGAGAGCGAAGCACGATCAATGCACCCGTCTACGGCAACACAGGAGAGCAAGGGTTTGGCATCGATATGTGGGGAGATGTTGAGTTTGGCGACTCTTCAGGAGAGTATTCGGGCGACACCACTGGTCTACTAATCCGCTATATCGACATTGAAAAGGATGTCCTCTCGATTCAGATAATCGTCCAGAATGACGGTATTACCGACCAAATTGCACTAGCGGGCGTGTACTTCGATTACAGTCTAAGCGATGCAGATTTGCCTTCAGAATGGGGACTCCGAAGAACTAACTAGAAACATGTAGTCTGATCTTCTCAAGAACGATCAATACTGAAAAACTGAAAGCTAGATAGATAGGGTATAAAAAGAATAACGTCGTCACATTCCAATCGAGACCTTCATAGGATGCGGGGTTGTCGAGTCCTTCCCACCACATCGCCACAGTAAGTAAGATGGCAGCGTAGAATCCCCATCTGTAAATCTTTAGTCTCATACTCAATGATAACACGGCTTGTCTAGCGACTTACTTAGTTTTTTCCGTCAAAATGGTATATATGGGGTTTCTCGACGATTTAAAAAAGCAAGCATCAGCCTTTGGACAGTTGTACAAAACTACTGGAGTCAATATTGGCCCACTCAAGAATGTACACGCTGGGTCATGGGGTGGACTTCCAGATGTTGGTGCAACTGAATGGGTTAAAAGTGCTAGGGCTTCAGAACCAACAACGAGTCCGATCCAAGGACCTTATGGTCAGACTTCATACACGACTCCGTACGCAAATGTTAATTACACAAATACTTCAGGTGGTGGTGGTGGTACTGGAGATGTACTTGGTGCTAATACACAAGCTCCAACAGCTACCTCAACAGGCGATAATGGACAAGCAGAAGCGGAAGCACAACGTCAAAGGGAGTTGGATATTATAAGGCAAAGACTAGAATCTTTTAAAAGTAGAGCATCGAGTGAACGCGAACAAGCTCAAGGAAGATTCAATGATTTTAAAACTTCTGCTGGATCACGTTTCCAGACCCTTAGAGACCAACTGTCAAATACCGTATCTTCTTCTTTAGAGAATCTTGGACAAGAGAAGGTGAATACTCAGAACCTCTACGGCAGAGCAGCAGGAACAGCAAGACAAGCTATGGAATCAGCCGTTAGAGGCAATCGTACACAGGCTAGAGCACAGAATAGACTTAACTCCAGTTTCTACGATGACAGACAAGCCGACACAAGACTTCAGTTTGGTAAGGGTATCGCAGACACCGCGGCAGAAGAAGCGGGCAAAGTAGCGGGTATTGGTACAAGGGAAACAGAAACAAAGAATTACGGCGAGACAGAGACACAGAAGCTCGGTCAAGAAGAAAACGATCTAGTTACCCAAGCACAACAACAATTGAACGCTGATCTTTCTGAGGCAGAACAACTTGAGAGAGTTGGACTTATTGATTATGCCTCTGCTGAAAACGATATCTTGTCCCGACATGCTTCACGGCTCGACGCGATCAGAAATTACATTGATAACCGAAACCTAAGACTTACAGAACTCGCAGCCACCTACGGAAACCAAATAGGTAATTTCCAAGCGATCACTCCTGAGCTAAGTAGCACTCTGTCAAACAATAGTGCTTTGAATAATGTAAACACATTGGCAACCAGTTACAACACACCAATGACCCCAACAGCCACAGCAGGAAACAAACTTGCTTTCAAGGGTTCTACAGATGAGAACCAGAGAAGGCTTGAAGAATTAGGACTCCTCTTTGCTTAAGTAGCGATTCACGTCCACTCGTGCCGTAGAATGAAATATATGGCACTGCTTTCTGATATCTACAAAAACCGAAAGAAAATTGTATCGGGTGTTGGTAGGGGCCTTGGTGATGTATTTGGCACTTATGCAAGAACTCTTGGTGAAGCCGGTTATCAGGCTGGAAGGTTCGTAACTAATCCTCTATACCGAAAGTCTATCTTAACCGGTGGGCAGGGTATGTCACCAACTGAGTTGCAACAAGCCTCTCAACTAAACAACACGCGCTTTCTTAGACCCGATCAGATCCAAAACCGAACACGAACGGCCGTAACGGGTGGAACAGGAACCGCCAAGGCAATGCTTGGAGCTTACGGCTTAACCGCAGGGCTACCAGCCGTAGCCTCAACGGCAGCGGTAAGTGGACTCATTAACACTGGAATAGCTAAAGCTACAGGTGGTGATCCTTATGAAGCGTTTGGATATGGGGTGGGATCATCTTCTCAATATGGCGGACTCAATAGACTCACCGGCCCATTTATAGATCAGCGTGTGGCAAAGCTCGGTCTGGGAGGAAAAAGCTTATTAACTAGAACCCTAAGAAGGGCGGGAGCGAGTGCAGGGTTTAATCTGGGGGAGGATGCCTTATTCACAGCAGGAACCGAAGGTCGAATGATAACACCCAAAGAGGCATTGGCATCACTTGCCATCGGTGGAATCACTGGGCCACTTTCAAGACGTTACAACCCAACAACAGGATTCAAAAAGGAGTTGGTGGAGAATTTAAAAAAGCCTGTAGGGAAGGTCAATCTACGCGAGATGCTTTCGAGGAAGGCTTCAACTAAAAGCAATTTACTTACACCAAAAGCCAGATCACGTTATGAGTTACCTGAAGGAAGACCGATAAGGACAACAGGAGGCAAAAGCCTTGAAGACCTCAAGACCGGCGATTCTGTAAAGCTCGATAGAAGATTCGGATCAAGAGAGACAATGATTGGGAGAAACGGTCAATCAGCCTATGGAGCAGTTGCGGGTATTGAACCCTATCAAGACGAAGATGGTAAATGGCAGGTTCGATTCAACCCCGAAAAAGCAGCCCTAGGTGTGGGAGGTATGGTACTTGGTACAGGGGCAATAAAGAAGCTCGACGACCTAAAGACTGGACTTGGCGATGAAACAGATATCAGAGGACTAACAAGTGTTGCAAGGCAATCGAAGACTTATGACGAGTTCGTCTCCAGAGTCCAAGACACCCTCTCGCTTTCGCCTGAAACAATAGGAAAACTACAAGATGCCAAGTTGTCGTTAAAGGACTTCTACAATCAGGCAGCGACTACTACCCAAGGAGGAACACAAAAGACACCAAAAGTAGGGGGAACAGTAAAAGCCAGCCAACTACCCGAATCCACAATGACCGCCCGTTCACTAGATGACGTGTTGCAAGGAAAGCAAACAACACTATCAAGCCAAAAGAAAACAGGATCAGAAATCCCACTACAAAGTGAAACAAAAGCGGTACAAAGTAATCAAGGAGCATTAACCGAAGATATCATTTCCGAAGGGAGGAAGTCAATTGGGTCTACCGCAGACGAACCCAAAGGGGGAACAAAGAAGGTTCTCGACGACCTCTACACTCAGTGGGTAGATCGTTACCATCCAATCAACAAAGCCGGTGCGAAGGTCAAGACATATCTTAAGACCAAGAATGCCCAATTACGACCAGAGTACGACCCAGAATATCTATTACGTAGGCTTACAGGTGCAGGTGGAGTGGCGGACTATCGCTTCAAGACAGAACTCAACCCGATTTTAAAACAGATGGAGGGTTCGGGTATTGAGAAGTTGGATATGGATACATACCTTG